GACAGAAGAGTCTGCATTCGGAGAAAGTAAAGTTAATGAATCAGAATATTCAAGAAAAGAATTCATAATCACTGGTGTTATGAAAGACGCTTATATGGGTGAAACTGATTTAACTGCTAAAGATATTCAAGATGCAATGGCTAACAGAAATGTTGCTCTAGCTACAATGAAGAAAAAGAATGAAGATAGGAATGCTGCTAAAGACTCAATGCCAAGTGGACAAGCACCTAATCCTCTAGATGGTCTTAGTAAAGGAAATGCAAACTTTACATTCTAGTTAAACCATGAGATCGGGTAGCTCCGGTCTCTATCTTAAATTTAAGGAGGAAGTTATATGTGTAAAAATTGTTCATGTGCAAATAAAACCGTATTTGATTTTGGGGAAGCTTTAAAGAGAGTAAAAGAAGGACAAAAAATAAGTAGAACTGGTTGGAACGGCAAGGGAATGTTTGTAGTCTATCAGAAAGGTTATCCACAAGGAATAAATTGTAACAAACAAACTGCTATTGCTTGGGGTATGAACGAAGGAGACTTATTTAAGTGTGAACCTTATCTACAGATACAAATGGTAAATGGTTCTCATTCAATGTGGGTTCCAAGCTTAAATGATATTTTAACAGAAGATTGGGGAGTAGTTACACCATAAAAAAATTTTTAATCAGTCTTTGAGAATGAGACTCGATTGATAAGGAGAAAGAGTATGAACATATATAAGGACTGTAAAGATTCTAAGGAGAAGGTCTTTGATTTTGGTGAAGCGATAAGAAGAGCAAAAGCTGGAAAAATGGTTTTTAGATCGGGTTGGAAAGGCAAATGGATCGCAATAATGCCTTTCCTTTATTTGGAAGATGGAATTGTAAGCCAAAATACAAAAAGGTTTATCGAAGAAGAACCATGCTTAGATAGCAATCCTTATTTTGTAATGTGGACATCAAAGAAACAATGGCAACCTGGTTGGCTAGCATCTCAATTTGATATGCTAGCAGAAGACTGGATGGAAGTAACGTCTAGAGACGAACTAATAAAAAATAAAGAGATATAAAAGGAGAGAGTTATGGCTAAAGGAGTTAGTGAAAAAATTGTTCAAAGAGTATGCCAATATTGTGATGAACAATTTGAGACTACTCAATTTAGGCGTAAAGCTTGTCCTAAGTGTATTCCTGATGGAAAGGGAAATAATGCAGCTTTAATTAGGAGATTGGTTAAGATCAAGGCCGTTGCCTATAAAGGAGGGAAATGCCAAGAGTGTGGTTTAGAAACTAACTCTTGTGTATACGATTTCCACCACTTAGATCCCTTAGAAAAAGACTTTAGTATTGGAGATAAAACTTCGACAGTAAGATGGGAAAGAGTTAAAAGCGAATTAGATAAATGTTCAATGTTGTGTGCAAATTGCCATCGACTTGAACATAGCAAATAAAATAAATTAAAATTAAAGGAGACACGATATAAATGGATATTTTTGATATAACTCCCCACGTAGTAAGTAGAGATCTTAGAGGTTATTCAGTGCTTTTTTATGGCGACCCAAAGAGTGGTAAAACTACTATAGCATCAAAATTTCCGAAGTCACTATTAGTTGCTTTTGAAAAAGGATACGCAGCTTTGCCTGGCGTAATGGCAGCTCCTGTTAATTCATGGTCTGACTTTATAAAAATCCTTAAACAACTAAAAGAAGAAAAAGCACAAGAGGCATTCGAAACAATCATAATTGATACCGCAGATATTGCTTATGATTATTGCGAACAGTATATATGTAGCGTAAATTCAGTTGATGCTATTAATAAAATTCCTTTCGGTCAAGGATTTACACTTTCAGGAAAAGAATTTGATTCTAAGCTTAGACAAATAGTTCAAATGGGATATGGCTTAGTTCTTATATCACATGCAGCTGACAAAACGTTTAAGGATGAAACAGGAATTGAGTATAATAAAATAGTTCCTACTCTTGGAAACAAACCTAGACTAATCTGTTCAAGATTGTGTGACATAATTGCTTATTCAAGGGTCGTTGAAACTCCTGAAGGAAACAAAACTATGTTGTTCATGAGAGGAACTCCAAGATTTGAAGCGGGTTCAAGATTTAAATATACTCCCGACTATATAGACTTTAATTATTCTGCTCTTGTAAATGCAATTGGAGAAGCAATTGATAAACAAGCTGCAGAAGATGGAGACGAAACTGTAACTAATGAAAGACAAAATCTCTATAAACCTTCAGAGGATGTAGACTTTGATGTTGTTATGGCTGAGTTCGATACTATTGTAGGAGGTCTTATGTCGAAGGATGCCCAGTTCTACGGCCCAAGAATTACTGAAATAGTTGAGACTCGTTTAGGAAAAGGAAAGAAAGTTTCAGAGTGCTCTAGAGATCAAGCACAGATTGTAGATATGATCGTATACGAAGTTAAAGAATTAGTGTAAAAACTAAGCTACTGGGATTACCAGTAGCTTTTTTTATTTTGGAGAATGTGTATGATTATTCACATTAATCCTTTTATTGACAAGTTTAGACTTATATAGTATAATATATTTAGGGGTGAGAAATTAATATGGCGAATAAATGTAAGTGCCCTGGATGCTTATTATACTTCGATAGAGACAAAGTAGAATTTGTCCATCTAAAGAATAGGTATTGGCATAAGACATGTTTTGACGCACAGAATGCAAAGTTAGATCAAGACGATAAAGACCTTAAAGTTCTTGAAGAATATATCATGAAGTTATTTAAAGTAGAATATATAGACGCAAGGATTAGAAAACAACTGAAAGATATGTTAGCAAACTATGGTTTCACTTATAGTGGGATTCATAAGACATTGGTCTATTGGTATGAAGTTAAAAAGAGTTCAAAAGAAAAAGCAAATGGCGGTTTAGGAATTGTCCCGTTTATATACGAACCGGCTAAGAAATATTTTTATACGGTTTTTATGGCACGAGAACAAAACAAGGACAAGGATGCTAATGACTTCGTTACAAAAGGAAGGACAGTAACAATCACTTCTCCAAGAAGAAAAGTAAAACAGATAAAGCAAATAAACCTAGATATTCTTGAGGAGGTATAATATGGCAAGTAATTTCGTAGATAAAAAATCTTTGTTCCAAGTAATAGGTGCTCTTGCAAAGTATCCATATTTAATAGAACAAGGAGATAAATACTTTTTTAATACCGATGACTTTGTAGAAGTATTTCACAAAACAATTTTCGGTGCTATATATAATCTTAAAGCACAAGGAGCAAAAAAAATAGAGATATTAGATATTGATAATTATCTTTCTATAAGACCTGCATTGTATAAACTTTATAATGATAATAAAGGTGCAGAATATCTAATTGAGGCAATGAAAGTAGCCGATATTCAAAAGTTTGATTATTACTACAATAGGATGAAGAAAATGACACTATTGCGAATGTATGATAATTATGGGATAGACGTTAAGTGGATGTATAATCCTGATAATATAATTGATATTGCGGCAAAACAAACACAAGAAGACTGGTTAGACGCAACTGAACTTGAAGGCATCGCTGTTGCAATAGATGAAAGAATAACAGAAATTAAAACCACTTATTTACAAGGTGCTGAAGGCGGTGGAGAACACGCAGGACACGGTCTATTAGAACTTATAGAAAGACTAAAAATAACTCCTGAAGTTGGTATTCCTTTATTTGGACCTCTGATTAACACAATTACAAGAGGAGCAAGATTGAAGAAACTTTACCTTAGATCTGCACCAACAGGATGTGGAAAATCTCGTATGGCAGCCGCAGATGTTTGCAACTTTGCTTGTAATCAAATTTATGATTTAACTGCTCAGAAATGGATTTCTAATGGAACACAAGAGCCTTCTATGTTCATAACAACAGAACAAGAAATAGATGAAGTTCAAACGCTTATGCTGTGTTTCTTATCTGGAGTTAATGAAGATAATATTCTTAATGGAACATATGCAGAAGGAGAAGAAGAAAGAGTTATTTATGCAGCAAAAGTAATTATGAGTAGTCCAATTTGGATCGAACAGTTACCAGACTTTAGTCTAAGAGATGTAGAGAATACAATAAGAAGAGGGGTTAGAGACAATGATGTTAAATATGTAGCCTTCGATTATATTCATACTTCATTAAAAATTCTTGAGGAAATTACAAAAAGAGCAGGAGGAATTAAACTTAGGGAAGATAATGTTTTATTCATGTTAGCAATTAGATTAAAAGATTTATGTAATGAACTTGGAATATTTATGGAATCATCTACACAACTAAATGGGGATTGGGAGGATAAGCCTATAGCTAATCAGAATTTATTAAGAGGTGCGAAAGCAATCGCAGATAAAATAGATTTAGGAATGATAACGTTACCTGCCTCTAAGAATGACTTAGAGTGTCTTCAGACGATCTTAGCAGCTGGAGCATTCCCAACTCCTAATATGTGTCACCATATTTACAAAAACAGGAGAGGAAGATATAAATCAGTTAGACTATGGTGTTCTGCAGATCTTGGTATATGTAGGGTTACTCCTTTGTTTTTAACAGACGATAATTATAATCTTATTCCTATTGAAGATGTAAATATTATAGTTAAAGAACCACTAGAAAAGGAGAGTGCATTTTAATGAAATTAAGAATTATTAGTTCAATAGACGGAGAAAAAGTAGAGAAAGAAACAAATCTTTTTTTCTAAGTGATGCATACTTAAAAATTGAATCAATTGAGTTTAAGACCACTCGAAGAAGCGAATATGACGTTAAATACACTGTCTTTATAACATATACAGATTAGGGGGGATTAGATGTTTTACGATAAAGATAAAATCAAAGAACAATTGACAATAGAACAAGTATCTGAAATCGTAATTGCATTGGGATCAGCTCCTCCTATTATGATGCAAGGAAGATTTATGATGGAAAACCTTTGCCACCATCTTCCTGGTCAATCACATGAATGTAAATTATATTATTATGATAATACAAAACTATTTAGATGTTATACAAAGTGTAGAGAGTCATTTGATATATATCAACTAATTCAAAAGGCAAATTTTATTCAGTATAATGAAGAGTGGGTATTGCCTAAAGCCGTTGAATGGGTTGCCAATAGAGTTGGAATTGTTGGTCAGACAGAAGGGTTTGATGGAGATAAAGTTGATGATTGGAAAATGATTAATCATTATGCTATGCTTCAAGCTAAAATTGATAATGCCGAAAATAAGAATGACACTAAACTTATAGTATATGATAATATGATTCTAGCTAAGTTAGCCTTTGTCCCAATAGAAAGATGGATGCAAGAGGGAATTACTATTTCAGCGATGGTTAAATATGGAATTAAGTATTATCCTAAAGACCATAAAATAGTTATCCCTCATTGGGATATAAACTCTAATCTTATTGGGATTAGAGGAAGGTCTTTAGTTAAGCAAGAAGCTGAATTGTTCGGAAAATATACGCCCATAAAGATAAATGGGATTATGTATAATCACCCTCTGTCGTTCGCTCTATATGGACTCAACTTCAATAAAAACAATATAAGGAAAGCAAAGAAAGCAATTGTATTTGAAGGTGAGAAATCAGTTATGTTATACGAATCTCTTTTCGGAGCTGAGAATAATATTGCAGTTGCCTCTTGTGGTAGCTCTATTTCTATGCATCAGTTTGAGCTACTAAGAGCTCTTGGCATAGACGAGCTTGTAATTGCATACGATAGACAATTTATATCTATTGGAGATGATGAGTTTAAGATACACATTAGGACATTGAAACAACTTGCCAAGAGATTTAATAATTATGTAACAGTAACTTTAATGCACGACAAAACTGGATTATTAGATTATAAGGATGCCCCAATAGACAAAGGTAAAGAAATATTTGGACAACTATTTGAACAAAGAATAATTATACGATAGAGGTGATAATAAATTGTTCCATAAATAAATAAATAAAGAACTTATTCGAGGAGGAACAATTAATGAATTACAAACTGATTAACCCAACAAATAGTAGCTACACAGCTACAGAACAGATTCTAATTAATAGAGGAATTGCAATAGGTGACATAGACCATTATTTAAATACCACTGATGAGGATCTTATAGATGGTAAGCTACTAGATAACATGGGAGATGGAATAAAACTATTAATAAAGCACTTAATGGGCGGAAGTAAAATACTTTTACAAGTCGATCCCGATGTCGACGGATATACTTCTTCTGCACTATTGTATAACTATCTTTTTGCGATTGCGCCAAGTAAAATTCATAATGTTTATTTCAGAATACAAGAGGGAAAAGAACATGGTATTATACTAGATTCTATAATCGGTCAAGGATATGGCTTAGTTATTGCACCAGATGCTAGTTCTAACCAATACGCCGAACATACGGCCCTTAAAGAAGCAGGAATTGATATGCTGGTAATAGATCATCATGAATGCGAAGGGTATAGTAAATCAGCAGTAGTAATCAATAACCAACTATCAGACAGATATGCGAATAAAAATCTTAGTGGAGTAGGAATGGTTTACAAATTCTGCAAAGTTATAGATGAACTAACTGGTCAAAATTTCGTTGATGATTATTTAGACCTGGTTGCTCTTGGACTAGTCGCAGATATGATGGACTTAAAGTCTTTTGAAACTAGACATTTAATTGGAAAAGGACTTGCTAATATTAGGAATCCGTTCTTCAAAAGCCTAGTAACAAGACAAGCTTATTCTCTTGGTGGAGCATTAACCCCAATTGGTGTGGCATTTTATATCGCACCACTTATAAATGCTACAATTAGAGTTGGGACACAAGAGGAAAAGACAATTATGTTTAAATCTTTCCTTGAAAACTCTGCATATGCAATGGTTCCATCAACAAAGAGAGGCCATAAGGGAGAAGAGGAGACTCTAGTAGAACAGAGCGTAAGAAATTCAACCAATATTAAGAGTAGACAAAAACGTATGAGAGAAGAAGGAGTGAATCAGATTGAAGCTCTTATCCAAGAGAATAGATTAAACGACAATCAAATCATGCTTATAGAAACTACAGATATGCTTGACAAGAATCTTACTGGATTGGTTGCCAATCAACTTATGTCTAAGTATCAAAAGCCAGTATTGCTTTTAAGAAATACCCAACATGGTTTACTACAAGGTTCAGGTAGAGGATATGACAAATCGGAGTTCAGTAATTTCAAAGACTTCTTAAAAGGTTCAGAAATGTTCGAGTATGCTGAAGGACATCAGAGTGCTTTTGGAGCAGGTATTAAGACTACAAAAGTAGAGGATTTTGTTTCTTACTCTAATAAGGAACTTGCTAATTATGACTTTAGTGTAAACTACGATGTAGACTATATTTACAATGCAAATGATATTAAGCTTCAAGACATAATGGATATAGCAACATTAAAGCCATTGTGGGGAAAAGGTGTAGATGAAGCGTATGTCGCAATAGTAGGTCTTAAAGTGACAAGTGATAATATTCAATTACTTTCTAGGGATAGAAATCCTACTTTAAAGATTAGTTTAATGAATGGGAGACTTTCTCTTATTAAGTTTGGTTCTAGTCTGGAAGAATTTGAAAAGCTAGCAGTAGAAACTGGCTATGTAGAAATAGAAGTGTGTGGCAAATGTTCTATCAATGAGTGGAATGGAAATATAAGTCCACAAATAATGATTGACAAATATGAGATTGTTGCTAAGGCTGACTATTATTTTTAGTGGGTAATCTTATGTAAGCATACATTACGATCTTTCAATATCATGTATGGAGAGTGATAAGATGTATATTTATAAAATAACAGACAAAGAAAATGGCAAGGTTTATGTTGGGCAAACATCCCAACATAACTTCTTTACTAGGTTTTATGATCATTATGCTACAGGAAATTTACTAATAGATACGAAGCTTAGGGAAAAGGAATTGTTAAATTTCACATTCGAATTTATTGATAAAGCTGAAACAAAGATCGAACTAAATAGAAAAGAAAGAGAGTGGATTATTAAGCTAGATTCACTTTTTCCAAATGGTTATAATCAAACTCAAGACATGGCTAGCAATCCTACAACAGAACAATTAGATAAAATTTTAAAGGTCGATGAGTCTGAAATAAAAGAGATCTTATGTATATCGAATATGGACTGTGCCGCACTAATAGGTGTTTCTTTGCCTTATTGGCATCAAAGGGATAGAAAATATAAAGAACATATGTTTTATAAGAGTGGATATGAGGTAATAAATTCATATAATAAGGGTCGCAATCTTTATTATGATTTAAAGACTACTGGACATTCAATTATAACTAAGCGAGTATGTTCACTAGTAGGAGAAAAGGCTGATGTAAGTAAATTTATAGCTTTGATGAAATTATTTCAAAGCATTTCAGGTCTAACTGCAAAAGAAGCTGTTGAAAAAGTTGATATTGGTGAAGCTACCTTTTATAGATATCGACAATTGATTCGGTCTCTATAAAAATCGTGAATACGTGTGCGTATTATTTTTAAGGAGGAATTATTAAAATGACAGATAGAAATCCATATGATTACTACCAAACTCCAATCAAAGAATTAAAAAATTTCTTAGAGGAATTAAATAAAGTCGACCCTGACATAATGAAAACTACATTGAATATACTAGACCCATGTGCAGGAGGAGATAAAACAATAGGGCAGCTTATGCCCTATCCATTATGTCTAAGAGAGTTCTGTCCTAAAGCAACCATTGAAACCAATGATGTTAGAGATGAGTCTTTTGCAAATATTAAATCTGATTACTTGCAAAGTGATTTCAAAACTGCTAACTATGACATGATTGCTACAAATCCACCTTTTAATTTAGCTCTTGAAATAATGGGAAAAGCATTGAGCGATGTTGTAGATGGTGGATATGTAATAATGTTGGTTAGAGCATCATTCCTTGGTTCTCAAAAGAGAAAGGCTTTTTGGGAATCTAATATGCCAAAATATATCTTCTATCA